TTCTTCTGTTTTTGTTTCTCTCTCATTTTCATATGAGATATCTGTTCCATGATCTTTTTTGTTATCATAGGTTCTCTTGTCCTCTTCAACATTAACTTCAACCTCTGGTCCAGAGGTATCTATGTCAACCATGGGTTCTATTTTTTTCTCTTCTGTTTCTGGCATAGTTTCTCCTTCTATGTTTAGTATTGATGAAATATGTCTTCAGGGTTTTCAATGGTTGCTAAAACTTCATCATCATTTAGCAGTCTTACTTCCCCACCATCGATCTGTATTCTTGATCCAGCATATCTTGCAAAGATAATCCAATCACCTTTTTTACACCATGGACCTTCTGGATATCTTTCTTTGTCGTAACAATGTGCACCCATTTTTAAAACCATTCCACAATTAGATCCAACTTGTTGTCTCTCAATTGTGTCTTGTCCTAAATAAAGTCCACCTTTAGTTTTCTCTTTCATTTTAAAAGGTAAAACTAAAAGTCTCCAACCAGTGGGTTCAGGTAATTTTGATGATTCTTTTTTTGAAAGATCTGTTTTTGATTTTTTTTCAGCTTCTATTTTATCTAATAGTGCTGGTTTAACTTTTGGTTCCTCGTTGGTTGAGGTCGATAACTGTTCCTTTTTCATCCTTTTGCTCCTTATTGTCTAGCAGGTTAGAGATTTCCTGTAACATAATTTGATATGTATTCGCTTGTCCTAATAGATACTTGTATTTCTCCATGTTGTCAACCCCACCACTTATTAAGATGTCTCCAACTTTTTGTAAGTTATCTCTCATAAGTTTTTGTAGTTTTGCAACGATTACTAATCCATCTTCCATTATAGCGTTGTTCCTTTCTCTGGTTCAAACTCATCTAATACATCTAGTTTTTCTTTTGCATTAGCTATTTTATTTATTTGTTTATCTACCTCTTCTATGTGTTGAGGATGTTCTCCTATACCAACACTGTTTTCTAGATATATATTTGCAGTCGCATCAGCTTCTGCAATCTCAGCTTCGTATCTAGCACGAAGGGCTTCAAGTATTGCTCTTCTCATGCTCTTGCCTTTCTTATAGCGTCTTTACCTTTTTTAAATATAGAGGCGACTTCTCTTTTACCCATAACCTTTGCTCGTTGTTCTCCAACAGTTAAAATTTGAATTTTTCTAGCAAACGGTTTAGATATTTTTTTAACCTTCGCAACCGTCTTTCTCGCATCTGTTGGCGTTGCGAACTTGATCTTAACAGTGTCACGCGGGTTTTCATCAGTATAAAGTCGTCTATCACTTCCTTTAGGCTTTTTTCCCGTTCCTACTTTTGGATCCGCCATGTAGAACTCCTTTCAAAATTTTTGCTTGACCAGCATGTGCTTTAGATGCTTTTTTTAAAGCACCCATTACTTTTTTTATTTTAGCTTTTTCTTTTTTCATATTTCTCCTTCCAATATTTAGCTCTTTCTAATATTCTAATTCTANGATCTANTTTNTCTANTCCTAATATTTTTTTAAATAAATTTTTTAACATTTCCATCTTCTACGAGCCTGTCTTAATCTTGAATTAGGATCTTTCGCAGCTTTAGGAAACTTTTTCATTTGACCTGCGCTTCTTGCACAGAAAGATTTACGTCTCTTAGCAGCTTTAGATCCTGGTTTGACTTTGCCAGTGACCGCTGTTTTTAATTTAGACCCGGGGTTATCACGTCTGTATTTTGCAACTCCAGCTTTTGTCATACCTGCACCAGCTTTTGTTGGTCTAAAATATTTTTTAGTTTTAGGTGGCTGTTTGTCTGCTCTTCGCATTAGACCATCCCTTTGTAATACTTTCTTAAACTTGGATTTCCAATTGATTTTCCATCTACGTCTAATTTTATAAAGCTTCCCATGTAACCACCTTGTGCAGCTTTAGCTCTTTTAGCAAAAGTTTTTACATTTGTTGGTTTACCACCAACACCTTGAGCGACAGCTCTTTTTCTTTTAACTGCTGAACGTCTTTGTCCTTCAGACATAGATCTAGCTTTAGCTAATGGAACGCATTTTGGATATTTTCTTTTCGCATCTGCTTTTTGTTTTGAACGGCCACACTTTGAAAAAGAACCATCTTTCTTTTTACTTCCAATGTCCACCCATTTCTGTTTGAACCATTTATCTAAACCGTTCTTAGCCATGATTATTTATTTGGTCTTCGTGCTTTACCAAAACCTTTTATTTGTATACAGGCTTTACCACCCATACCAAGACCCTGTCTTCTTAATCTTTCAGTAGCCTCTGTGAGTCCGCCTCCAGCTCTGTATATTCTACCACCCATGGCAGCTGGTTTACGTCCTTTAAAATCTTTTCTCTTTACACCAGACGGATCTTTGATTTTACCAGCGCAAATTTTAGAAGCGTAAGCATTAGCATATGCTGAAGGATACACTTTAAATTTTCGCTTCGCTGCGGCTTTACCTCTAGGACATAGTTTAGTCATTATCTTTTCCTTGCTGTTTGTGCAGCTCTTCTAAAGTTAGCTGCAGTTGGTGAACCTTTGGCTCCTTTTTTTCTCATCTTTTCTCCAGAGCCAGCAGCGATTCTTCTTTTTTTAGCTGCAATGTTTGCGTATAAACCTGGGCCAGCCATTATACTTTTCCGCCTTTTTTCATAAAGCCCATTTTATTTCTAACTTTTTTAGGTAGTTTTGATAAGCCTTTTTGTGTTTTAGGATCTACAGGTTTTAAATTACCGTCTTTTAACATAGATCTTTTTTTCATCATTCCGCCACCCATTTTTTTTACTCTGCCACCCATTTTGTATCCTTTAGGTGTAACTTGTTTGTTGTATAGTCTATTTGCCATTATTTTTTTCCTCCTTTAAATATTTGCGTTCCCTTTATACCATAAATACTCGCAACGACAAGTATCCACAAATTTGTGAACCATGACGGCAGCTGTTGGAACTGTTCAAAGAACTCTTTTATCTTTGCAGACGCTGACGGATCGTCCGAGAAGACCCCGTACGCAATCACTAGTATCGGCAGCGTGAGAACGACCAATACGAATTCGTCTTTCCAGTCCGATTGTCGGGCCTCTAGCAATTTTCCCGAATATTCTAACTCTCCGGAGGCCATCTTTTCAGCATGTTTGGCTTGTGCGTTAGCCATCATCATTTGTGTTTCTTTTTTCTTCTTATAAATGTGCGAACCAGCGTTTACTGCTAATTTTAGTGCACCTAATATTGGAAATGCCATAATAATCTCCTTTTTTATTAATTATCGTCCATAATTACGTTTGCTTGGTCAATTCCTGTCTTTGCAAGACTGACTCCAGCACGTAATTTAGCCAATTCTTCGTTTTGTTCAAGTTTATCGTCTGCAATATCACCTTGTTGCATTAATTTTGCTCTTGCAAGCTCTTGATCTGCTTCATCACTAGCTTTTTTACGTTCGTTTTCCATTGCACGAAGGTCAACTTCTCTAGATTTTAGTTTTAAAAGAGGATCATTGTCAAATTGTGACGTAATTTTCTTCTCTTCCTTCATAAAATCTTCTGTCATCTCAGCAATCAACACTGCTTTTCTTGCTTCTATAGCTTGTGTTACTTGTTGAACCTGTTGTTGGGCCTGTGGATTGACTGCTGCTTGTTCTGCAAGCTGTTGTAGTTGCATCATCTGCTCTCTAAACTCTAATTGTACCTGTTCTGTGGCCATCAAACTAATATGCTCTAATATATTTTTTTGTATTGCAGCCATGACAGCAGGATTATTTCTAACCATGTTAGTTGACATAAAATTTAAGTGTGCAGTTATGTGTGCTCTGTGATCTTGACCAGGAAATGCTTGAAAAGGTTTNCCTGCCATTGCATTTATGTGTTCTATACTTGGGTCCATTGGTTGNACTGGTGCAGGTGGCGGTAAAATTCTATCAATATCTTTTATACCTAATGCTTCGTACATTTTTCTAAATGCCATGTACAAATTATGTATTTGTGGATTTGACATTGCCATCTGTAATCCAGTTTGTGCTAGTGATATTCTCTGACTCATAGAAAATATATTTGGATCTGCAACTGGTAGTACATCTATTCTGTCATCAAAATCTGTAACTTTAATATTTTTTTGTCCACCCACAACATCGTATGGATATTCTGGTGGTAAGTATGTAGCAAACACTTTAGACAATAATTTAAATTCTGATTTTAAACCTACATATAATCTTTTGTGTATTGCTGACATTACTCTTGAACCACGTTCTAAGAGTGCTACGGTCGTTCCAACAGCTGCGCCTTGGTTCCCGTCACCGACCTGCATGTCAGCAATCGACGCGAATCTTTGTCCTGCTTGAACAACAATTCCCATCAACTGTAGTAAAGTTGCTGAGGGTTCTTTGTAAGGTAAAAATACAAAAGCATCTTTTAAATTACCACCTGGTGTATCTACATCTTTAAATTCACCTGGTTGTATTGGTTGGGCATCATCTTTAACTCTGACACCACGTTGTTTAAATCCNGCTGGTAAGTTTGATAACGTACCTGCATCTAATAATTGACGGAGAGCCGCCGTTGCCGTACGACTCAATCCGCCAATCATGTGTATCAATCCGAATCCATAAAATCCTAGTCCTGGCAGAAATTTGAAATGGACAAAATATTGGATTTTATTTTTAAGCGGATCATTGGGCGCAAAGTTTCGTCTAATAGACAAAACTTTTTGACTACCTTCCTCGATTGTAACGACGTAAGGTAATTTTATTTCTGTTGGTTGACCATCTTCACCAACATCCTCAAAACCTTCTAAGTCTAAATTTACATGACACTCTAACAGCGTATATAAATTTTCTGCTTTTGTAGTTTTAGTTACACCTTCTAACTCACGTTCTTTGTCTGCAACTTTATCTGCATCAGTAACATCAGTAGGTTTTGATAATTCTACATCTGAGTAAAAACCATTTATTTGTTGTTTACGTAAATCGTTCTCAGATATTTTTATAACATGGATGACTGATTCCGCATCGTCTAATGAGGTAGCCGTATACGGAACAACCAGGTCATCTGCAGGAACAAACTTTGATACAGCTCGTCCCAGTAAATCGTCGTAATAAACTTTTTTAAATGTAGATCCTGCAAGAGGTAAATGAAATAACATTTGATCAAACTCNGGTTCGTATTCTTTCATCTGATCCATGATTTGATAGTTCATAAAATCTTTTACTCTTTGCGATTGTTGTTCTTTCGCAGGAGTNGTTACACCTAAAATTTGTGTTCTAACCGGTCCGTCTGCCGGTAATAATTCTTTGTATGCTTGTGCTTGAAACTGTGTTACCGCTTCTGCAAGAACAGGGTGTGTTGCACCTGATGCACCTTGNAACGGATCGTTTCTGTTGTCGTATTTAAAACCTAAAAGATCTAAACCATTCATGTAAGATCTTTCCCAATCTTTTCTTGATGATTTATAATCTCTGTAATCGTTTCTAAGTTTTGATCCGATAGGATCTAAAGTTTCTTCTGGTAATATATCTGCTAAGTTATCAAAGTGCGAGTTTGGACTTGTTTGNTTTACTGCACNTGGATCAAANTCAATAGTTGCACCACCATCTTCTTCTGGTGTTACTTCTACCGGTCCTTTTTGTTCTTCTTGCTCTACAATCTCGACATCTTGTTCCGGCCCAGGAACTTCTAATTTAGTACGAGTGTTTGGGAGAGCTTTTTCTATTTCTGCCATGTAATCTCCTATAGTTTTCTACCATTTTTATATAATGAAAGCAACCCTTGTGACATAGGTCCTTTTTCTGGTGGTGGTCCTGATGTATCGCCACCTGATAATCCACCACGTGCAAAACCATAACCAAAATTTTCTGGTGTATCCATACCTCTATCTATGGCTCTTTGTTTCATAACTGCTTGATCGTCTGCCATTAAACTAGCATCTTTATCAATTCTTCGAGTATAAGCATCTGGATCTAAAAATCGTCCTGCCTCTATTTGTGGATTAATTGTAGTAAAAGGTAAAAGAGCTACATCTAAATCTCTTTCTGCTTTTTCAAATTTTGGTTTGCTTCTTACTTTTTGTTGACCAGTTCCTTGTTGTAATCTTTCTAAATTATAAAATCTATCAGCAACAGAATCTAATTTTTGTGTAGCACCAAAATTAGGATCAATTTTTTTTAATCTTTCTATCTGACTTTCACCTGCTAAACCATATGTTAACGTGTTTGCTATTTGTGACAATGGTTGTCCTTTTGCATAACCATAAGCACCGGAAGGAACAGCTAAAGCTATTTCAGTTGCAACAGCGTATGGACCCATAACATTTTTTATAACTTTACCAGCTTTGAGTACATTTTTACCAAAATTTACTAATTTACTTTGAGCAACATTATCTCCTGCTTGTGCTTTTGCAGCTAGTTCATTTAAAGATTTTTCATATGCTTGTGGAAAGTTACAATTAACTCCTTCACTAAGTTTACAAGGTATGCCATTTTTTTTCATAAAAGCAACTAAACCTTTAGTTGCTTTTGGAGTTTGATCTACAAACTCTTTTGCAGTTACCGCACTTTTTGGCATTTCAAGAGTATATCCCGCACGTTTAGAGGCGGCTGGAATATCTAAACCTTGTTCTTTTAGTTGTCTTAATCTCGTATCAGAATAATATTTACTTACATCACTTGGTTTTCTTATTCTTGGTAATTCAACATTAAATTGTTTTTCTAAAATACCAGACACTTTGTTTATTTTTTTTGCTTCCTCTAAAAAAACTTTATTATATTTTCTTGTGCCAACTGCATTTTCAATTTTTTGTCTAGCAAGAGATAATTGCCCTTGATAACTAGCTAAATTTTTTTGATTTAAATTACCTTCCATTATGTCTACAAATTGAGAAAATTCTGCAGCTTGTGATTTTGCACTTCCTGTTGCTCCAGCAATTTCGTTTATGTTAAAACCAAATGCTTTTTTTCCATCTTTAACATCATAAACAGGAATTTTATTATCTTTTAATATTTTAACGGCATCAGATTTTAGTCTTTCAAAAGTACCTATTTTATTTCCAAGTTTAGAATCAATAGTTTGTAAAGATATTCTGTACAATGCATTTCTATAAGGATTTCCAAAACGACTTCTATCTATTACATTAAACATTTTTTTTGAAGCACTTTTGTTTATTCTAATTTTAGACAACTCTTCATTATTAAATCTATGTCCACCATACAATTGAGCTAATCTTGCAGTCGCTGTTCCAGCAGATGATGGATCCATATTTGGAAAAAATTTTAAAACTTGATCAATACTTGGAACATTTCCTGTGCTATATATTTTTTTAAATTTTTTATCTAAAGATAATATATTATTAACAGTTGAAGATTGTAAAGTATTTGCTCTAGCACCAGTTAAAAAATCTGATTTTTCTATTGCTTGAATATCATATTTAGTAGGTTTTTTATAATATCTTACACCTGAAACTTTTTTTGAAAATAAACGATCTTGTATAAGTTTTTGAAATTTAGTTGGAACTGATTTTGGTCCTATCCTACCGTATATTTTTCTAGCATCTATTTCTACACCTAATTTTTCTGTAAGTATTTTTTGTAGATCAGCTTGAGATATTAAACCTTTTGTTTTTTCTAAAACTTTCTTTTTTTCATCTGCAGTAAATCTCCAATTAGATCTATTACTTTGACCTTCTTTAGTTGCTGCAAATCTTCCTTTTCCCCATTCTTCTCCAGGATTAGTTTGATTAAATAATTTTTGTAATTCAGGAGATAAAGGTTTTATATAACCTTTTTTTTCGCCAGCATACCCTGGTCTAGTTTCATCTGCGTTTGGTTTTACTAGTTGACCATCGTTGTATCCAGCTCTCCCACCGTCAGCCATACCAAATAATTTTATAAAATTATTTTTTGCTGATGCTTGAGCTTGTTCTGCTGTCATGTCTAGTGTTATGTCTTTAACAATTAATTGAAGTTGATCTTCTGTTACATTACCGGGTGCATAAGGTCTCATGCTGTCAACAATCTCTTGTCTTAATCTTTGTAGTGGAGACCCACCACCATCAAATCCAATACGACCACCGTCAGCTTTTTTATCTTTAAAAGCAGTTTCAAACATTTCTCTATCTAACGCTTGTTGTGGTCTTGGTAATTCACTAGCAGGTTTTATAAGCTCGTCGCCATATATTTCTTGCATCTGTCTTATGAATTGTAATACGTCCATTATTGACCTAACATGTAAGCAACGCCGCCACCTGCTTTTTTCTTTCTTAATTTTTTAGTTGTAAAATCTGTTATGTCATCTTCAAACATAGTGCCTTCTTGAATAACTTCATCTTGCACACCTTCAACTGTATCGTACACATCGCCTTTTTGTGGTCCGCTAGTTCTTATATACGAAGTGTCCTCTGTATATTCATCTGCAACTTTTCCTGTGGCTTCATCAGCTTGACCTTTTCCAGGTTTATAGTTCATATAAGTCTCCTCTGCTAAAACCTCATCGTAGTATGTAGGATTACCATCATCTATTTTATATCTTTGAATTGTTTGTTCACCTGTTGTGAGATCCTCTGTTAATTCATAGTCTTTGTATCTTGTAACTTTGTCTCTTTCTTTAACTGCATAATTTGGAGTTACATC